CGACCGGCGGCGCCGGCGGAACCGATGTCAGCTGTTCGGCGATCACCGGTTCGAGCGCCGCCGCCAGCCGCGCGGCGATCTCGCGCTGCCTGTCGAGGTGCCCGGCGTTCGGTCCCGACCGCGCCGGGCGGGGGGATTGGACCGTCATGAGCGTTCTCCTTCCGGTTTCAGTGCGGAGTGCAGGCAGCCGCTGCGGCACGCCCGATGGACGGCCACGCGGACTGACGACGTCGCCGCGAACGGCTTCTTCTGCCAGGCGAGGCACTGGTCGCGGCCGATCTCGCCGAGCACCGGGCAGTTGACGACCCGGCCCATCAGCGCGCCGCGGACGCTCTCCTCGACCCGCACCACGTCGCCGCGGTAGCGCCCGTTGATCACGGTCGAGATCGCACTGGCCGAATAGCCGACGCGCTTCTCGGCGCCGCGCAGGCCCTCGCGGTCGGCCAGCGCCGCCAGCTCTGCAATCCAGTCCGGCACCTCACCCCAGGCATCGACGGCCTTCTCGGCCATGGACTTGCCCGTCACGCCGGGACGGGACGCGCCGGGAGCCGGTCCGCGATTCATGGCTCGACCTCCTCGGCGATCGTTTCGCCCATGACGCGACCGCGGTTCTGGTCGTAGATCACCTTCGCCGTCAGGATCATCGGTGGCTTCGGCCCGGTGTTCATGGCCGGACGCAGCCGCCAGACGGCAGGCGTTCCCGGTCCACCCGGGTCGAGCTGCACGAGGTAGCCACCGCGCTTCAGCTCTTGGATGTAGCTCTTCGCCGTGTTCGGCTTGACCGGCAGATCGTCGGTCGATCCGTAGGCGACGAGATCGGCATAGCTGAAGCCGCCGCGGCCGCTGGGCCCGCGCATCACGTTCCACATCTGCTGGCGGACGGATCGCGGTCGTTTCACCGTTCCGTCCCGGCCGATGATCGGCAGCGTTTCCGGCGACTGCCCGAGTCGCCAGACTGTCTCGTTCCGGCCGGACGAAGATGACGTCGCACGGCTTTCCTTCGTCACGACGCCGGCCTTCCAGAGCCGGCGGAGCCATGTCGTGATCGTGCCGATATGCGGTTCGGCGGAGACCGTGGCGATCGCCGACGCGGTGAAGGTCTTTCCGTCGGCGCCGAGTGCCCGCGCCACGCGCCAGAAGTGCTCCTGGCCGCGGTAAAGGGGTTCGGCCTTCTCGACCGTGAGGCGGAGAGCGACCGGCATCAGGAACCTCCCATCGCATGGCGCGAATGGAACCGCTTCGGCGTCTCGCCGGTGAAGATGCGGCCGGCGTAGTTCTTGACGTCGAGGCCCGGGAGCCCTGTATTCGCCGCGAAGGCTGCCGCCGCGTTGAGGGTCGTCGCGATGCGTCGTGCCTTGCCTTGTGTCTGCTCGCGGATGGCGTCGAGCAACGCGTCGCTGATCGACAGCTTCGGGTAGAGGAAGGCGGCCAGCGCGCGCGTATCGTCGAGGTCGCAGGGCTGGGCCAGCACCCAATCCAGCACCCGGTTGTGTACCCGTTCGTGCGACTCCAGCTTCTGCGGCAGCAATTCTTCGCCGACGAGCAGGACCGGCACCTGAGCGGCCTTGTTGATGTCGCGGACGAGTTCGATCATCCCCTTGTCGACGAGCTTGTCCGCCTCGTCGATGATGACGGGTCGGGCCGGGTCGTCGCCGAGGCGCGCGATGATCTCGTCCATCATGTCGCCGATCGTGCCGCGCGGCCGCGCCACGCCGAGTTCGGCGAGGATCGCCTGACAGAACTTCTTCCTGGTCCAGAAGTCGAAGACTTCGATGAAGAGCGCGCCCGTGCGGTTCCAGCAGTACTGCGCCGCCATCGTCTTGCCGTAACCGGAAAAGCCGGAGAAGACGCCGATCGACGGCAGGTGAGCGGGCCGGTGAACGAGGGCGTCGATCAGCGCGAGGCATGAGGCGACGTTCTTCAGGGGAGCCACCGAGCCCGGCCTGACGAGATGTGTGCTGACGTTCATGTTGCCTTACCTTCAGTTCTCGTGGGCCGCACCCGCGGACATGTTTTTTACGGCAGCCGCGCCCCGACATGGCGCGATCACGCCAGACGCATCGCCTCGGCACCGAACTCGTCGAACAACAAACGCATCGCCCTGTACTCGGACCCTTGCAGGTAGCCGCCGAGCCACAGCAGATCCTCGTCGCGCAGCGGATCGCCGGCGCCGCGTCGTTTCTCCAGTTCGAGCGCCCGGCGGAACCGCTGCTCGCGCGTTTCGGGAAGCGGCGTGACGCCGGGCGTGGAAGCCGGCCTTGGTTCCGCCCCGCGCAGCATCGTCTCGTGGAATTCCGCGGCCTTCGCCGCCAGTTCGGTGTTCGAGCCGGAGCGGGCGCCGGCGGGTCGGGCTGCGGCGGCCGCCGCGCCGAGGGCAGCCGTCGAATGCTGTTCGGAGCGTTGCGGGAAAGCCAGTAGGTTGGCCGATCGCTTCTCGCCCTGCCGTCGCATGGCGTCGGCTACCTGGCGCGGCCCGATCCTGCGCATCTCGCGGCGGATGTCCTTGATCCGGCCGTCCACGTGGGCCTTCTGCGCGGCCTTCACCTTGGCGATCGTTTCGATGGGGTCGAGACCGGCGAGTTCCGGGCAGACCGCGTCGCCGACATAGGTTTCGCCGTCCGGTTCGAACAGCAGGATGCGCCCGAGATCCGCGGGGTCCATTCGGCAGAAAACGGTGGCACCGGGCATTGCGCTGCCGGTGAGGTAATGCGCGCCGTCGATTCGGATGCCGGTCTTCGTTACCGTCCGCAAGCCGTCCTTGCCCGGCACCGGCGCCAGCAGGATGTCGAGGGCGGCGATGTCGTCGATTTTCCGCACCGCGCCGGCAAAGGCGGCGGCGGACTGGAACGGCGTTCGGCGGCCCAGGCCTTCGTGCGGCGTCGACGCATAGATCGTGTCCGACCAGTCGTCGCACCACCGCTGGAACTCCGCGAGACCCATGTCGACGTCGAACAGCTCGGCCTCGTCGGCGCCCATGCGTCTGGCGAAGGCGCGGCGTCCCTCCAGCACCTTTCGATCCGCGACCGAGTGGCCGACAAACCCCGGGAGGCCGGCCAGGCCGCGCTGGAACGTGCCGATGGCGCGTTCCACCATGCCCTTTTCCTTCGGGCTGTAGGGGCGCGAGTACTCGACCTCGACGCCGAGGCCCGCGAACAGGCGCTGCGTGGCGCGAGCGGCGAAGTCGCTGCCGTTGTCGATCTTGATGCGCTCGGGAACGCCCCAGGCGATAAGGCATTTTCGCACGAGCAGACCGACGCCGGCAGCGCGTGGCGTCTTCGTCGCCAGCACCTTCACCCGCCGCGAAAACACGTCGATCGCGAGATAGATGGAATGGCGGCCTTCCGTCAGCATAACGTCGGCCGGCGACGCATCGATCTGCCAGAGTTCGTTCAAGCGATCGGCGCGGGCGGCGTTCACCAGGGCGAACTCGGTCTTCGACCGGTAGCCGTCCGGGTCGGTTAAAAATTGCAGTTCGTTGCGATAGTCCTCCCGCCAGGCCTTCAATGTCTGCTGGAACGTCCGCAGCGGCGGCATGCGGAAGAACCCGGCCTCTATCGCTACGTCGAACTTTTCGGCCACGGCCTCCATGGCGGTTTTCGCCGAAAGGAACGGCTGCTTGGCGACCGCCGCGAGCACGAAGGTCTTCACCCTTCCGTCCAGTGCCCGGTCGAGTTGGCCTGTTCCGCGTCGCGCCGCGGCGGGGTCGAAGCCGAGCCGGTTCGGCTCGTCCCGGAGGCTTCGCCAGCGCGCCAGTGTCCGGGCGCTCGACCGGGGCACGGCCCCGGTCACCCACGCGGGCATCTCGATCGAGGCCGCGTTGTAGAGTTCGGAGAACAGGCCGTCGGCGGCCGCAACCGAGAGGTTCTGCTCGCGGCGGAAGCGATCGGCGACCGTCAGGAGGACCATGCGCGCGTCACGGATCTCGCGGGCGCGCGCCGAGAGGCGGTCGCCGTCTCGTACGGCCGGCCGCAAGTCGGCAGCCTCGATGCGGAAATGGCGGGAGGCCAGCGCCACGCGGGCGGAAAGGGGGAGGTTGTCGAGGTGGTATTCCATGCCACCGCCGCCTTCGCGGCCCTGGCGCGGGCGAGCCATGTTCGGGCGACCGTCCCAGGCCTCGCGGCGGATCATCTTCAGCATGCCGGCCTTCGTCGCCGGCAGATCGGGCAGCATGCCGGCGGCGGCGAGATCGGCGAACTCTTGGGCCGTCAGCCAGACCTTCATCGCCCCGCCTTCCATCTCGCCTCGACAGCCTGCTTGCGGCGCTGGATCTCGCGTTCGTGCTCCTCGATCAGGTGAAGCTCGATCAGCGAAGCGAAGCGTTCGGGAACGACGACATGCTCGAATATCCCGGCGACGAAACCAAGAAGGTCGAGGCATCCGGTCGCCGCGACCAGCGCGATGAAGCGCTCCAGGCTGATCTTGTGGCCTTCCTTGGCTTCCGACGCATAGGCGTCGAGCGTCGCCTCAGAAATCGGGTACCCAAGCTCCACGCTCATCAGGCGGGCGACTTCGGCGCGCGGTTTGCCGCAGTCCTTCAGTGCCAGCGCGATGGCGCGGCTGATGCGCGAAGCGACGCGGTTTCCGGGAAGCTGCTCCTTGGCAAAACCGACAGCGACGCGCGGCGGTTGCCAGTCGAAGAGGTCGGGCGTGAGGCGGTCGCGGCGGGTCATCTCCCTTCCTCCTTCCGGAGGCTCTCCGCGCCGTTCCCGCCCGCGCGATCGACATCCATTAGAACCACCCCCGTTTCCTGGCGTGTTCGCGGATTGCAGGTTCATGGCTGTCGAGAAAGTCGGCGCGCTGGCGCGCGGAGAGCCGCGACCAGTTGCCGACCGTCGAGGCGAACAGCTTCTCGGCGGTCGTCGGCAGCCGCCGGCCTTCGGCCAGGACGAGGGCGTCGGCCACGGTCGCCGCCTCCGGCGGCACAGCGAAAAGCATGTCGCAGATCCGGTCCTGGACGTGCGGCGTCTGCTCGGAAAGCAGCTTCAGCCCGGCCTGGTGGTCTTCCAGCCAGGTGCCGCGCAGCCGCGCCTTGCTGGCGTTCGAAAGACCGGCGACGATCGCTACCGCGGCTTCGATCGCCCGCCGCGACAGCCCGGTGATCTCGGCCGCCTCCTGGCTAAACGCAAAGATTTCGCTCTGCCTCTTGACGCCACCCGTGTGCTGATTGCCGCGGCGTCCACCCTTCCGGGTTT